ACACCGCGCAAAAGCCGGGCCGTCTCGCGCTCAAGTCCGGCGCAGCTTGGCCGGTCGCATTGCGCGCCGTCAACGCAATCGAGATCGTGCACGTCTCCGGCTATGGCGATGCGGCAAGCGACGTTCCCGGACCGATCAAGCGGGCTGTGAGGCAGCTTGCGGCATACGCCTACGGGCATCGTGGCGACGGCTGCGACATGGGCAGCGCTTACCACGCAAGTGGCGCGGCGGAGATCGTCTCGCGTTATCGCAACGTGAGAATCTGATGGTGACCTTTGAGTTGACCTTGGGCGACGCGTGGCAAGAGGTGCTCCAAGGCGGCACCCGCCTGGCGTTTGACGTGCTCGCGTCAACGACAGCGCATGTCTACCTCAGCGAGACGGCGGACAATCCCGGCGCGGCTATTGGCAATGCGGTGCAATCGTGGTCGGCGGGGTTCGACTTCCAAGCGGCGGGCATGACGGACTCCGGGCAGCGCATATGGGTCAAGGGCGCTGGCAACATTCGCGGGGTTCGGGGATGAAGCACATTTTGGCAGGAAATAAGCCGTCCGGCACGGCGACGCTCGACTTCGGCAGCGGGTCAAATATCGCTGAGGTAACAATAACCGGGGTCGGCTCCGCTCGTGCTAACTCAGTTATCTTTGCTGACATGCGCATTGAGGCCACGGCAGATCATCCAGTTGACGACCTGCTTATTGACCCAATCAGGGTTGAGGCATATGCGATAGTCAACGGAACCGGGTTTACAATCTACGGCACCATGCAGAACGCCACCGCAAATGGCTTGTATCGCGTCAATTGGGCCTTAGCCTGATGGAGAAAGATAGGACACCTCATGGCTGTTGAAATTAAGTCCGGGGCTGGAACGGATATTGCCACCGTTGACCCAACGTCAAAATCAATCCGCGTTACTAACTACAGTAGCGCGGGCGTTGAAGGCATCCAGTCGCTTCCCATCCAAATAACGGTTGCTCCGGTTAGCGTTGCGGACAACGATATAATTTCGTCAATCGACGTTGCGCAATACAAATTTGTAAGCATTCAGCTTACCGGCACATGGGTTGGCACGGTCGCGTTTGAAGGCTCCAACGACAACGGCACGTTTTATCCCATCCTGTCGTCTGACCCTAGCGGCGGCAACGCAACGGGGGAGTCCTCTACAAACGTAAAGCGGCTGATTAAGATCCCGACAATCTACAAGTTCCTTCGCGTAAGGGTCACGGCCTATACATCCGGCACGGTGACGGGCGTGGCGTATGGGCATCGAGACGAAAACTCGTCTGGCCTGATTAGCTCAATTGGTCCGGTGACGCTGGTGGCTGAGACCACAAAGGTTATCGGCACGGTCAACATTAACGCGGGCGGCGCTCCAACTTATCAAAAGTTCATTTCGGGCACCGGCACAAACGCGACCGCCGTGACGGATAGCGCCGCGAAGCTTACGATCCTGCATATCGTCAACGGGTCGGCGGGTTTGCGCTATTTCAAGCTGTTCAACAAGGCATCCGCGCCGGTAGTCGGCAGCGACACGCCGCTTATCACTATCGGCATTCCGGCGACGTCTACGTCGAGCTTCGTGCTTCCTGCGCTGGTTGGAATTGACTTTAGCGTTGGAATATCCTTTGCCGTGACGCTCGGGGTTGCTGACGATGACACGACGCCGTTTTCTGTGGTTGGCGAAGTCACCGCCATGATAGCCTACACATAAGGGACCGACTGCATGGGCTTGTGTTGCGACTATTCCAGCGGCCTCCTGCGTGAGGCGGTGACGTTTCAGCGCGAGACCGCAACTGCGGGCGCGGCTGGCACGTTTACAAAGGCATGGGCGACCGTCTCAGGCGCACCCACGCGGGCGCACGTGCGGGGCATGTCCGGGCGTGAGGAGCGCACAGGCGACCGCACCGACGCGGTGGCGAGGCTGCGCGTTGTCGTGCGCTATAGCGCTGCGCTGCGCGAGGGCGACAGGGTGCTGATCCGCACGCGCGCGCACAACATCACGCGGATTGATAACGTCGAGTTCCGGAACCAATGGCTGGAAATTGACGCGGACGCGGGAGTGGCAACATGAGCGTTAGCGGGGTTGACGACCTTGAGCGGTGGCTTGGCGAATACGAGCGCAAGCTGCGTGCAAACGTGCGCCGCGAAATCACCAAGACCGCGCTCAAGGTCAATGCGAGGGTTAAGCGCGCCATCCTTCAGGGGCCTAAGACCGGGCGCGTGCACACCCGCGCGCCGGGGCAGAACCTCAGCCGCACGCATCAATCGTCGGCAGCGGGCGAGGCCCCGGCAAACGACACCGGCACGCTTGCCTCGTCAATCTACTATTCTCGACCGTCGCCTGATACCGCTCAGATCGGCAGCCGCCTTGATTACGCATATGCGTTGGAGTTTGGGCGTCAAGGTTTGCAGCCGCGCCCATCTTGGCGACCCGCAACCGATGCAGAGCGCGGGCCGTTTGAGGACGCGATCCGCGAAGCCATGAGAAGGGCCGCAGAATGATCCCCTTTGCAGTTCGCACCGCGTTTTATAACCTCCTGAACGTCACGGGCGTTACGTCGCAGCTATCGACGGCTTACGGTGTGACCGCGATATTTTGGGAGCAAGCGCCCCAGGTCTCGGACCCGTCAAGCGACGCAGGCTTCCCTTACGTAACGTGTCTGCAAGTTAGTGATCCGGGGTTCAGCACAAAGGACGCGGTCGGCACGTCCGCCCTCATCCAGGTTGACGTATGGTCACGCTTGCAGACGGGCGAATGCGAGGCCGTCGCGCAGGCATGTTTCACAGCGCTTGACCGAGCCGACATTGTGGCGACGTTGCCCGGCTTTATCCGGCTGGACTGCGAGGGCATGGCTTTCTCGCGCGACCCTGACGGGATTACGCGCCGCGCGCTGATGACGTTTCGGCTTGTGGCATTACCGTAACACCTGTGGTATGATTGCAACAGCACATCCCATAGGAGGCCAATATGGCAGCTTCAAGCGGGCGCACGGGCGTCAGAATTTCGTTGGGCGACGCCTCTTCGGCTGTCGTCATCGCTGGCGCGCGGGTGGATACGTTCACCGTCGGAAATGAGCCGATTGACATTACGAGCAAGGATAGCGCGGGCGTCCGAACGCTCTTGGCAGACTTCGGGGTGCGAACCATCGACCTCAGCGTCGAGGGCGTGATGGTCGGCGACACGTTGCTTACTGCGGCCACGGGCAACGCGGCGGCGGTTCTGGACGAATACGTGATCGACTTCGCCAGCGGCGCGACGCTCGTGGCAAACTTCTTCATCACCTCGTTTGAGGTTGGCGGAGCGCACGACGGCGAAACCACGTTCTCCGCAGCGTTCCAGTCGAGCGGCCCGTTCACCTTCACGGCAGCCTGATGGGTGGCGTGTTTCGTGAAATCGTGATGCAGTGGGGCGGCGTTGATATTATTGTCACTCCGTCTAATAAGCTGCTTCGCCGCATCGAGGCGCAAGGCGTGTCGCCGATGATGGTGTTGCACTCGTTCTCCACCTCAGCGCCAAACATGAGTGGCCTTGCGTTCGTGGCTGCAGAATTGCTTAAAGCAGGCGGCGCGGCGTGCGATGAGGACGACGTGTATTGCTCAATGATAACCAACCAGGCGCACATGGAGTCCTACGTCAAGGCGCTTGGCGAAGCCGTTAGCCCGAGCGTGGCAGACGCAAAAAATCCCGAGGCCCCGGCAGTGAAGGCGACGCCGAAGGCAGCGGCGAAGGCGCGCCGACCGAGGGCATAAATTGGGATGCGATGTATCTCATATCCCGCGAATGGGGAATTGCACCGGATCAGTTTTGGAGCATGACCTTTTCGGAGTGGCTTTGCGAATACGAATGGAAGCGGCCACGCCAAGAGGGCGACTACGCGGGCAGGCTGACCCGAGGCGCGATTGACGAGATAAAGGCGGGCTTAGATGGTTGGGATTCCTGACATCCTCGTAAACATCGGGGCCAACATAGCTCCTTTGAACTCAAGCCTACGGGCGGCGGGCGCGGCTGTTTCTGCGTTCGCCGCTACGGTTGGCGCGTTTGCGATTCAAAGCGCGCGCGCAGCAGTCGAGATGCAAGACCTCGCCAACGCGGCGGGCGCAAGCCTAAGCGAGTTTCAGCGCGCAGCCGCTGGCGCTCGGTCGCTCGGCATTGAAAACGCAAAGCTCTCTGACATTTTCCGCGATACAAACGACAAGATCGGCGACTTTATGGCCACCGGCGGCGGTGAGCTGAAAGATTTTTTTGAAAACATCGCGCCCAAGGTTGGCGTAACCGCAGATCAATTTGCCAAGCTTTCGGGCCCTCAGGCGTTGCAGCTTTACGTTTCGTCGCTGGAAAAAGCGGGCGCTTCTCAAAAGCAAATGGTGTTTTACCTTGAGGCCATCGCCTCGGATTCATCGTTGCTTATTCCACTTTTGCAAAACGGCGGCAAGGCTTTTGCGGAAATTGGTGAGCAGGCGGCAAAGTATGGCCTAATCACCGACAGCACTGTTGCAAGCGGGCGCGAGCTTAGAGCGTCAACCGCTCAGCTTGGCACGG